CGGGCCGATCTCACTGAGGTGCGCGCTCAGATCGACAAGCTCAACGTTCAGATCAACGCCGCGCAGCTGCCGCGCCGCGTCCTCTACCTGCGCTGACCATGAAACTCAGTCTGATCGACCGCGCCATCGCGAGTGTGGCGCCGGGGATCGCTGCGCGCCGCCTGAGCGCCCGGTTCGATATGGAGGCGACGCTGGCGAAGTCGTCGGCGTTCAACGCTCTCAGCGGTATCGAAACCGGCAACGTCGCCGGCGGCAACCCCCTCCTGCGCTGGTGGCGTCCAGGCACACGAGACGCCGCTGGCGATTCGCTCCCGGCAATGCGCATGCAGCGCGGGCAGAGCCGCGACCTGGCGCGCACACAGCCTCTTGCCGCGGGCGCCATCCAAACCAACGTCGACCGAACCGTCGGCACCGGCTTGGCGCTGGTCGCTCAGCCCAACGCGGCCGTGCTGGGCTGGACGCGCGAGCAGGTGCTGGAGTGGAAGCGCCACGTGCAGACCGAGTTCAGCCTGTTTGCCGATAGCACCGAGTGCGACATTGCGGGCGAGCAGAACTTCTACGAGAAGCAAGGCCTCACGCTGCGCAGTGCGCTCGAGTCCGGCGATTCATTCACCCTCATGCCCGACGGTGATCCGACGCCAACGATGCCGTACCGCCTGCGTCTGCAGACGTTGGAAGCCGACCGCATTGGCAATCCAGGTGGCCGCAGCGACACGCTCGAAATCTGCGGCGGCATCAAGCGCAAGGCCGTCAGCTCGGCCGCGGCCAGTTACTTCATCTACGACCGTCACCCTGGGTCGATCTACTCCGGCCCGGGCGAGCGCTTTGCGGGCGTGTGGGTCGATCGCATCGGCGTCAGCGGACGTCGGCGCATCCTGCACCACTTCCGCCAGTTGCGGCCCGAGCAGCCGCGCGGCATCCCGTACCTGGCCCCGGCGGTCGAGCTGTTCAAGCAGCTGGGCCGGTACACCGAGGCCGAGATCCAGGCCGCGATCGTCAGCGCGTTCTTCACTGTCATTGTGGAGACCGAGTCGGGCGCGAGCCCTGCGCCCATCTTCGCCGGCGGCACGCAGGAGGAAGCAGACGCGCAGGTCGCGCAGAACCCCGAGATCTCGCTGGGCCCGGCCGCCGTCATCGGCCTGGCAAAGGGGGAGAAGGCGACGTTCGCGAACCCGACGCGACCGAACACTTCGTTCGGGCCATTCATCGAGGCTCTGATGATGCAGGGAGGTGTCGGCCTCTTCATCGGCAAGCAGCTCCTCACCAAGCAGTTCGACACCAGCTACACGTCTGCCCGTGCCGCGCTGCTCGATGCCTTCATCTGGTTCAAAGGCCAGCGCACCTGGCTCGCACGCAGCTTCTGCCAGCCCGTGTACGAGACCTGGATGGCCGAGGCTGTCTCGATCGGGCGAATCGCAGCACCTGGCTTCTTCACCGATCCGCTGCTGCGGTGGGCATACACCCGCGCTGCGTGGCATGGCGACAGCCAGGGCAGTATCAATCCGAAGGACGAGGTCGCTGCTTTCCTCGCCGCCGTCGACGGCCGCGTCATGACACGCGAGCGTGCCGAGTGGGAGCTGTTTGGGGAGGACTGGTACGAGACGCTGCCGAGCAAGCAGACCGAACAGGAATTGCTGAAGGCGGCGGACCTGTTGCCCGTTCCGAAGGCTGGCGCACCGGCTCCTGCAGCCGAGCCATCAGGACCCAGCGAGAGCGACAAGGCCTTCGCCTCGATGGCCGCGTCGATCGCGATCATGGCGGCGCGCGAGATGCCGGCGCCAAACATCAGCGTGTCTTCGCCTCCGGTCGAGGTCACCGTGAACACGCCGCCGGTCACGGTCGAGGGTCACGAGATCAACGTGCACTTGCCAGAGAGCAGCATCCAGCTCGAAGCAAACATCGAGCAGCCGGCGGTCACCGTCAACGCCGGCGACGTGCATGTGCCGGAGGCCCAGGTGGTCGTGCATACGCCGCACCAGGCGACACGCCAGACCGTCAAGCACAACGCCGACGGTGACATCGTTCAGATCGACACGGTTCCGTTGCCATGACAACCACGGCTTTTCCGAACTGGGGTGATGTTCGCAATGGCGAGGTCACGGGCGCGGGACCGCACGTCGTCACGCTCACGGATGACGGCGGCTGCGCACAGTCAGACACGATCATCGCCGCCGGCACGGATGGCAAGATTCGGTTCGTGATCGGCGCGATGACAGGCCCGCTCTTCTTCTCGCTCAACTCGACGAACGACTACGTCGACATCGGCGACATGGAGTACGCCTGCGTGGTAGTCGAGGGCGATGACTTCCAGATGTGGCATCTCGGCAATGTCAGCGCGCCGAACTACGACAACAGCTTCGCGGGCACCGCGGGCTATGCCATCGAGATCGAGCGCGCGGGCTGTCAGGTTTTCGTCGGCGTTGACGACGGATCGGGGCCCAAGGTTGTTCACGTCTTCGAGGATCAGCACATCGGCGACCTCTCGCCTTCCTTCCGGTCTTTCAGCGCCGGCAGTACGTGCACCGCGACGGCCACGCTCGGGCAGGCGCGCACCTACTTCACGCCGAACACGGTCAAGTGGCTCGGCGACGGCAATTCGCTGGCGATCCGGGCTGAACCGAAGACCGTGCTGGAGCGCATGGCCGTACTGGAGCCTTTCCTCGGCTCCGGCACCGAATTCGTGAACGTCGCGGTCGACGGCCAGACGACTGAAGCCATGATCGACCGCATTGCGGAGTTCGTGACTCCGGAGTTCGACCCTGATCGATCGATGGTCGCCGACGCGTGGGAGATCACGAATCAGACGTTCAATGGCGGATCGACCGGTGTCGAGGCCGCTGAATTCTTGGGGGACTACTTCGGGGCGCTGCGCGCAGTGCACCCGGAGTGGATCACCCTTGCATCGGGTGCGATCCCCGCCCAGCGCAGTTTCGCCGACGGCCCCACGCTCGACGCGCTGAACGCAGCCAACGCAGACGCAAACGCGTACATCCGTGCGCATCTGGCAGCGCTGAACATCGACGTCTTCTTCGACATGACGGCCGACCCGCCATGGGACACAGCGACGTTCAATGCCGCCTACTTCACGGCGACCGCCGCCTATTGGTATGAGCCCTCGCCAAACTGTCTGCATCAGACCGACGCCGGCCAGCAGCTGACGGCGGAGCGCCGCTGCGCAGTTGCGAAGACGCTCCCAGGTCTCACGCTGAGCTCGCCCGCGGCCTCTTTCCTTGCCGCTTGGGCACGCGGCTCAAACACGGTAGTCCAATCATGAAAAAGAACGTCGCCGCGCAGGTCGCGGCAGCACAAATGATCGCGGCGGCCGATGGCTCTGCGTTCACGGGCGCCGTCACCGTCTACGTGACCGGCGACGGAGGCGTGCAGGCGGTGGGCTCCGTCGGCGCCGGCGCGTGCACGCACGAGGGCAACGGACTGCACACGTATGCACCGGCGCAGGCCGAGACGAACTATGACCTCGCCTGCTTCACGTTCGTCGCAGCCGGTGCGATCCCGGTGACGGTCCAATACGTCACCCAGTTCCCGCAAACCGGCGACGCCTTCGGGCGCCTCGGCGCACCGGCGGGTGCATCCGTTTCTGCCGACATCGCTGCGGTCAAGGCTGAGACAGCGTCGATCCAGGCGGACACGAACGACCTGCAGACGCGCGTCCCCGCGGCTCTCGTCGGTGGCCGCATTGATGCATCCGTCGGCGCGATGGCCGCCAACGTGATGACTGCCGCGGCGGCAGCCGCGGATCTCACGGTCGAGCTGCAGACAGGACTGGCCACAGCTGCAGCGCTCACCGCCGTAGCGGGCGACGTGACGTCGATCCAGGCAGACACGAACGACCTGCAGACTCGCCTTCCCGCGGCACTTGTCGGCGGACGGATCGATGCGTCCGTCGGTGCAATGGCCGCCAACGTGATGACGGCCGCCGCGGCCGCCGCGGATCTCACGGTCGAGCTGCAGACAGGACTGGCGACCGCTGCAGCGCTAACCGCCGTCGCCGGCGACGTCACCTCGGTGAAGGGCAAGACCGACAACCTCCCGGTTGACCCTGCGGACCAGTCGCTGGTCATTGCGGCCACTGACGCGATCATGGGACGCCTCGGGGCACCGGCGGGCGCGAGCCTCGCCGCTGACATTGGGGACGTGCCCACCGCGCTCGAGAACGCGGACGCGCTGCTCAAGCGCGACTGGTCGGCCGTCGCCGGCGAGGCCTCGCGTTCCGTCCTCAACGCGCTCCGGAACATCCGCAACAAGTGGTCCATCACCGGCGCGACCCTGACAGTGACCAAGGAAGATGACGCCACGCCGGCGTGGACGTCGACGCTGTCAACGTCCGACACAGCAACGCCGATCACCGGCGCCGATCCGAGCTGAACCCTATGGACGCCAGCATCCGAAGCCTGTTCGCGTTCTGGATCGGGGGCGCAGCCGTCGATGGCTCGGCCCCGGCGGTGCAGGGGGGCATTCGCAGCCCGTTCGCCTTCTGGATCGGTGGCGCCGCGGTAAACGGGTCCACGCCTACCGTTCAGGCCAGCATCCGAGGGCTGCTCGCGCCATGGCTCGGCGGCGCCGGCATGGAGCCAGCCGCCGAGGACCGGCGCGCAGGCCTGCGAAGCCTCTTCGCCTTCTGGCTCGGTGGGGCCGCCACGCAGCTCGATGCGCCGGTGCTGCCATCGTCGCCAGGCGACTCGGTGCCGGGCGGATCGGTGATGCCTGGCGGTCCCGGCTCCCAGATCTCGCAGTCCGAGTGGCTTCGTCGTTCCGCCCCGGCGCCGACCTTGGTCGACCAGGCCGTGGAGAACCGCTCCAACGCGCGCGACGAACGTCGGCGCCGCATGCACCACTTCCACTTGTTCCTACGGGCTAAGCAATGAAAACGACATTCACGACCCGCACAGCGAACCCCGCCCCCGAGCGGGGTTCGCCGTTTCAGGGGCACATGCGCCTGGCCGACCTCGTCTACGGCGTGTGGGCGCTCATGCCCGAGCAGCTGCTCGAGCTGCAGGCGATCTACGAGACTCACCTGCGCGGGGAGAAGATCGACATTAAGGCCATCGAGGCCTCGCTGGGGCGCCCACTGGCGAATCAGCAGCGCACCTACGAGGTGGTCAATGGCGTGGCCCTCATTGGCCTGCAGGGTGCGATCTCGCCGAAGGCGAATCTGTTCTCGCAGATCAGCGGCGGCGCCTCTGCACAGCTGTTCGTGCGTGACGTGAATGCCGCCGCTGCCGACTCGTCAGTGCAGAGCGCGATCATCGTCGCCGACACGCCAGGCGGCAACGTGCTCGGCATCCCGGCCGCGCGTGAGGCCGTGCGCGCCTTCGGCGAGCGCAAGCCGATCGTCACGCACTCCGATGGCGTTCTCGCAAGCGCTGGCTATTGGATCGGCCGCGCGGCCAACCAGGTGCTTATCGCCGACTCCATGGTGCAGGTCGGGTCGATCGGTGTCGTCTACACGCACACCGACACCTCCGCTGCAGAGGCGAAGGCGGGCGTCAAAAAGACCGTCATCACCTCGGGCAAGTTCAAATGTGCGGAAGGGCCGGACGGCAAGCTCAGTGAGGAAGGTCTCGCCAACATTCAGGAGCGCGCCGACTACGTTTACAGCGTGTTCGTGGGCAACGTCGCCGAAGACGCCGGCGTCGATGTCGACACAGTACTTGAGCACATGGCCGACGGCCGCGTGTTCATCGGCCAGCAGGGTCTCGATGCAGGTCTCGTGGACGGTGTTTCCACGCTGGACTCGCTCATCGAATCCATGGCCACCAACCCCGCAGCCTTCTCTTCGCGCAGCAAAGCGAAGGTGAAGGCGAAGGGGAAACCGAAGTCCACCAGCGCCGGTGCCGCGGCTGAGGACGAGACCGCGCCGGCGCTGGCCAGCGCAGATCCCGCAAACCCAACTGAAGGACAGACCATGGCTGACCCCACCAACCCCCAACCGATGACGCGCGAGGTCCTTGCGCGCGATCACCAGGCGCTGCACGCCGAGATCCTCGCCCTTGGCGCCTCGGCAGAGCGCGATCGCGTAGCTGCGGTCCGCGCGATGCTCGTGCCTGGTCACGAAGCCTTGATCGAACGCCTCTCGGCCGACGGCAAGACCACAGGTCCGGAAGCTGCCGCGGCGATCGTCGTGGCGACGCAGGTGCAACTGAAGGCCGCTGCTGACGCGCACGCCAAGGATGCCCCGAACGCGGCGCCCGGCGGCGGCGCCGGGGACGCAGGCGGCGACACGAAGACCAAGCAACAGCAGGTCGACGAAGCCAAGAAGTACCAGGCCGAGCACAAGGTCACGTTCATCGACGCGCTCAAGGCCCTCGGCTACGCGAGCTGACGCGCCCCAAACCTTCCGCAACTTCAGGAGCATCCCATGCAAGGTTCTATCCCCATCCTCACTCTGAGCGTTGTCGCCGCCGGTGCGCTGGCCACGGCTCGTTTCGTGACCGCTGCCGGCGCCTACCCGGCCGCCGGCGCCGGCTCGCGCGGTGTCACCCGCACGCTGGCCAGCGCTGCCGGCGACCTGGTTCCGATGACCGTGCTCGGTACGGAGCTCGTCGAGTCTGGCGCCGCCGTGACCAAGGACGGTCCGGTGCAGTCCGACGCCACCGGGCGCGCGATCGACAAAGCCGCGGGCATCACGCTCGGCTTCGCGCAAAACGCGGCGAGCGCTGCCGGCCAGATGGTCGAGGTGCTGCTCATCGGACCCGCCGCCTGACGCCTGAGCGACTTCAGCCCCTCTACAACACAGGAGTTATTTCATGCCCCAATTGACCACCGCGAACGCTCGCGTCATCGACCCCATCCTCAGCGAGGTCGCACGCGGCTATCAGAACCCCGACTTCGTCGGCGGCAAGCTCTTTCCGCGCGTGCCCGTCACGGCCCGTGGCGGCCGCATCATCACCTTCGGCAAGGAGGCGTTCCTGCAGTACGCCAACATGGAGCGCGCACCGGGACAGAACACCCGCCGCATCCAGTTCGGTTACGCCGGTGCGCCGTATGCACTGCGGGACTATTCGCTGGAAGGCGTGGTGCCGACCGAGATCGACCAGGAGGCGCAGGCCGTGCCCGGGATCGACCTTGCTTCCCGCACGGTCAGCGGTGTCCAGGACATCGTTGCGCTGCGCCTTGAGATCGCCCAGGCTGCGCTGGCCACGACCGCCGCGAACTACGCGGGCAGCAACAAGGTCACTCTGGCCGGCGCCGCGCAATGGAGTGACTTCAGCGGCACCAGCGATCCAGTCTCTGACGTGGAGGCCGCGAAGGAGGCGATCCGTGCCAACACCGGCAAGCGTCCGGACAAGATGATCATCGGCGCCGCAGTGTTCGCGAAGCTGAAGCAGCACCCGAAGATCGTCGACCGCATCAAGTACACCCAGCGCGAGATCGCCACGCCGGAGCTGCTGGCGATGCTGTTCGGCCTGAAGGAGGTCGCGGTGGGCGATGCGGTTAAGGCCAGCGACGACGGAACGTTCTCGGACGTGTGGGGCAAGTTCGCGGTGCTGGCCTACACGCCGACCGCCAACCTGGCTGCAGCGGGCATCCCGAGCTATGGCTACACCTACCAGCTCGAAGGCTACCCCTTCACCGAGGAGGCGTACCTGGACCGCAACCCGAAGTCGTGGATCTATCCGGTCAACGACTCGGTCGCGCCGGTCATCGCCGGCGCCGAGTCCGGCTACCTGATCAGCGCGGCCGTCGCCTGATCGACAACACCACCTGATGGCGCGGTTAGCCCGCGTCGCTTTTCTCAAACCAATCAAGGAATTGACATGAAGCTCATCGCACAAACCCCCATCCGTCGCGGCACCAAGGACGACGGCGTCGAGAACATCGCTGAAGGCCAAGTCTTCGAGTCCGAAAAGGGCGAAGCCGAGCGCCTGATTGCCTACGGCGCTGCTCTGCCGGCGTCGCGCGGAAGCAAGACCGGCTCGGACAAACCCGACGACAACGCCGGGACCGGCGCCGACGCCGGCGGCCAGGCCTGACAGTAGCAACGCGAGCGACGCACCATGCCCATCGATGACGATCTCAGCGTTTTCTTCGACGTGACGGAGTTCGCCAGTGAATGCATCCTGACTCGCCCCGGCGATCCGGACGTCCTGTTCGCTGGCAATTTCGGCATGGCCGACGAGGAGACCCTGGGCGCGCACGCGATGGGCACGCATCGCTCGCTTCACTATGCCACCGACGATGCCGATCTTGTTCCCGGCGACACCATCACCGTGAGCGGCGTCCCGTACAGGGTCGACCGTTCCGACCTGGTGAACGACGGGCGTGAATCGCTCGCCATCCTCTTCAAGGTTCCGGGATGAATAGCACACGCTATGCCATCGGCCAGGCCGTCCTCCAGGCGGTCCAAGCGTTGGCTGTCGAGCAAGAGTGCGACGTGCTGTTCAACCCGCGCCTGCCGATCGATCTCAAGGGCCGCAAGACCCGCATCCTGTTCGTGATCGAACGAGGCGACCGCCTCACCGAGCAACCAGGACAGCGGGAACGGCGGCGCGCGAGGCTGGTGGTGGGAGCGATGTCGACGCCCGCTGCAGACGCGGACCTCGATGTCGACGCGGATGTCGACGCGCTGCACTTCGCAGCGCGCGCGGCACTGAAGGCCATGCGCAAGAAGTTGGAATTCGAAAGGAATCCAAGTGCGCTGCAACCTCGCGAAGTCGAAGTGGAGCCCGAGCTCAAGGAATCGATCGGCGACGCCGCGCTGCTGCTCAGCGCTTACGAAATCGAGTACTACGAGATCTACCCCGGCGCCTGACAGCATGCGCCACACCACCCCATCCAGCCGGCCTTGCGCCGGCTTCTTTTTTGGAGCAATGACATGACTCTTTCCACTGCACTGGGCTTCATCGGTGCCGGCGACGTGTACCTCACGCCAATCCTCGCCGGCGGGTTGTTCGGCAAGCGGGTCGACGTGGGCAACACCACCAAGCTCGGCATCAAGGCCAACACGGTCCTCAAGGAACAGAAAAGCAAGAAGCGCGACAGCTACGGCCAGATCCTGGAGAACGTCGCTCTGCTCGATCCCGCCGAGCTCTCGATGACTCTGGAGACCGTCAACCGGGACGGGCTGCGATATGCCTTCTGCGGCGAAGACGCTGCCTACACGCAGACAGGCGCCACTGTCGTCGACGAGGTGGTCATCATGCAGCTGGGCGGCTGGGTTCAGCTGGCCGACGAGGCCCTCGGCGCCACGGTTGTGTTGTCGAACACCGGCGCGACCGTGACCTATGTCGAAGGCGTGGACTACGACGTCAACCGTCGCATGGGCTGGGTTCGCGCCCTGGTCGGCGGCGCAATTACCGACTTGCAGTCCTGCAAGATCGACTACGTGTCGACGACCTTCGCCGGTGCTTCGATCCGCGGCAGCGTGAACCCGCAGATCCGCGCGCTGGTGGAGCTCGATGGCGTGAACAAGGTCGACGAGTCGATCGGCATCCTGCGCTGCTGGGAAGTGGTGCTGGCGCCGACCAGCGAGTTCGATTGGTTCAAGGATGACTTCAACACCATCGAGCTGGCCGGCAAGCTGAAGACCCCTCCGGGCAAGAGCGAGCCGTTCGTCTTCTACGCGCGCTGATTCGGCGCAGCGGCCTGGCAGTGCGCCAGGTCGCTTGTCAGTCGAACGCCAGCACCGCGATGCCAAGCACGACCAACGCCCCGCCGATCAGGCAGAGCAGAGGGCTCGTGTGAAGCACTGCGGCACCGATCACACCGGCTCCCGCGAACGCGGCGCCGAGCTGCAACAACCCACCACCCAGCTTCAAACTTGACATGGCTGACCCCAAGATCCGGTATGACATCCTCGCGAATGCCGAAGGCAGCGAGAGTGTAGACCGCCTGGCCACCGAGCTCACCAAGCTCGACGCGGCCATCGATCCTGCGGCGGCTGCGCGCGCCCAGGCGCTGGCCACCCAGCTCCGCGAACTCGGCCAGCAGCAGGCCGCCGTCGACACCTTCGTGAAGCTCAAGGAACAGACCGCTGGCGCGCGCACCGAGCTGGAGAAGGCCCAGACGGCAGCGCAGACGCTGGGCCAGCGGCTCGCCGACGTGGAGGCGCCGACCCGCGCCGAAGTCGGCCAGATGGCCAAGCTGAAGGACGCCGTCAGCGCCGCGAAGGCCGAGCTGCAGTCCAGCACCGCCGCGCTCGATGCGTCGCGCGGCAAGCTCACCGAGCTTGGCATCGCCACCGACTCGGTCGCGAGCAAAGAAGTCGAGCTCCGCACCGCCCTGCGCCTCACCCGCGCCGAGGTCGCCGATCTGGGAGGCCAGCAGCTGCTCGTGCAGCGCTTCAAGGAACTGGCCACCAGCACCGAGCAGGCGCGTGCCAGCCTCGTCGCGGCGGACGAAGCCGTCGAGGCCTTCAAGCGCGAGATCACCAGCGCCGGCGAGCCGACTCGACAGGAGGCGCTCAAACTCGCCAGCCTCGCCGAGGCCGCCCGCCAGGCGCAGATCGCCGCACAGGCCAACGGGCAGGCCTTCGCCAGCGTCGGCGCCGAGCTGCGCAATGCCGGCGTCAATACGGACAAGCTGCTCGCGTCACAGCGCAGCACGCGCACTGAGCTCACCGCGACGGCCACGGCCGCGAAGCAGCTCGGCTCGTCTTACCGATCGACCGCCGCGGATGCGACGCTCGCTGCTGGTCAGCAGGCCACCGCCCATCGCAGCATCAGCAGCGGTGTCAAGTCGATCAGCGAGCAACTGGATTCGCTGAAGAACATCAGCATCGCCGGCATTCTGGGCAGCCAGAGCGTCCAGCTGCTCAAGAGTGTCGGCGAGACCGCCGACGCATACAAGAATCTCTCGGCGCGCATCAAGCTCGTCACTGGTGATGGAGAGGCGTTTCACACCGCGCTCGATGGCGTGATCCAGGTCGCGCTGCGCACGAACAGCTCGCTTGACTCCACGGCCACGCTGTTCACGCGAATCGCGCAGGCGGGCAAAGAGATCGGGCTTGGCCAGAAGGCTGCGCTGCAGCTCACCGAGAGCATCAACCAGGCCATCCAGCTCAGCGGCGGATCTGCCGAGGCGGCCGACGCCGCGGTGACGCAGCTCATTCAGGGCCTGCAGTCCGGGGTCCTGCGCGGCGAAGAATTCAACAGCGTCATGGAACAGGCTCCGCGCCTCGCCCAGGCGTTGGCCGCAGGCCTGGGTGTCACCACCGGTGCACTGCGTGCACTAGCGAACGAGGGCAAGCTCACCACCGCCACCGTCATCCAGTCCCTGCAGTCCCAACGCGATGCGCTGGAGAAGGACTTCGGGCAGCTGCCGCAGACCGTCGGGCGTGCGATCACGAACCTCGGCACCCAGTGGACCAAGTTCATCGGTGAGCTGTCGGCCAGCAGCGGCCAAACGTCGATCGTCGCGAACGGCATCAACCTGCTCGCGAACAATCTCGACAAGGTCGCGGGGATGGCGGCGCGCGCCGGCACCGTCATCGTCGCCGCGCTCGCGGTCCAGGCGGCCACCGCCCTGCGCGCGTATGCGGTCGAGGCGACTGCGGCCGCCGGCGCGACGAATCTCCTGGCTCTATCGATCGACAAGGTGCCGAAGACGATCAACATCGTGGTCGCTGCCGTCGGCCTCGAGGTCGGCTACCAGATCGGCGAGATGCTTTACAACAACTCGGCGCTCGCGCGGAAGTTGGGCATTGGCCTGGTCGGGTTCTTCGAGGAGTTGGTAAGCGAGCTGCAGTTTCTCGCGGAGGCCGCTGCGGCGGTGTTCACGAGCGACACGGTCGACGCGGCGTTCGAGCGATTCAAGGCCCGAAGCAAGGAGATCCAGGACAGCTTCGATGTGCTCATGGAGCACGCCAACGAAGCTCCCAAAGCGATCGCCAGCGCCGTCAACCAGGCCACGGATGCCACGCAGGCGCTCGGCGCGACTGCGACGGTAGCCGGCGGCCAGGTCAATGCCGCAGGTGCGCACGGGGCATCCGGCGTGGGCGGTGTCTCGAAAAGCGCCGATACGGCTCAGGAAGCGATCCTGCAGCTCGCCAAGGCCGCGAACGTCAACCTGCCCACGATCGGCGTCACGGCGTCGCAGCAGGCCTCTGCGCTGGCCGGATTGGCCGCCAAGAGTTCGTTGGTTGCACAAAGCATCGGCACCGAGCTGCCGGCCGCGATAAAGAAGCTTTCTGGGCCGGAACTCAACGCGTTCCGCGTGGCCTTCACCACCGCACTCGAAGGCGCGATCACCAGCTCCAGGCGGCTCGCTGAATCCCTGGGCGCGGCTGGCCAGAGCACCGGCCCGGCGCTCGCTGACGCGCAAGCGAAGGCGGCGATCCTCAAGCAGATCCTGGTCGAAACCGGCAAGGCGGCCGCGCAAGCGCTCGGCGTCGACGTGGTCGCTGCCGGCAACACGCTCAGCGACGAGTTCGTCAAGGCCGAGGAGAACCTCTCCGTCCTCGTTCGATCGCTGCCCGCGCTGAAGGCGGCAGGCGTCGACACTGCCTCCGTGGTGTCTCAGGCCTTTCAGAAGCTGATCGACGGCGCCCGTAGCAACGCCGAGCTCGAGGCGATCAAGGCCAGGATCCAGGCGCTGGGCGCCGCCGGTCAGATCACCGGCGACCAGGTCGCTGGTGCGTTCGCGTTGATCGCGACGAAGGCCGAGGAGATCAAGGCCAAGATCGAAGACGCGACGCCTGGGATCCAGAGCCTGGGCGAGGCCGCACGCAAAGCCGGTGTCGACTTTGGCGAACTGACGACAGGCCTCAGCGTCGGCTTCAGGCAGAGCGTCGTCGATGTCGGCAACCTGGTCGACCAGATCAGCAAGTCAAGCGTCGCCGCCGAGCGCGCATCGCCGATCCTCGCGAAGGCTTTCGATCAGCGACTCGCTGTCGCTGCGACCAAGGAGGAGATCGACCTTCTGACGGTCGAGGTCAACAAGGCCCGCGACAGCGGCAAGCTTCTGGGCGACGACTATGCGAATGCGTTCGACAAGATCAAGTCGAAGGCCAACGAGATCAGCCCCGCGTTCCAGCAGCTGCAGCGCGACGCCAAGGCCGTGGGCGTCACCATCAGCACCGAGACCACACGCGGTGTCGACCAGGCGCTCACCGCATACGAGCGCCTCAAGAGTTCGGGCAAGCTGAGCGCAGACCAGCTGCAGACAGCGTTCGTGAACACGGCGAACGAGATCATCAAGGCCAATGGCGGCATCGTCCCCGAGTTCATCAAGGTCGAGGCTGCAACTCGCGGCGTCACGATCGCGGTCGACTCGCTGGGGAACGCTTGCGTCACGCTCGGCAGCTCACTCAACCAGGCTGCCGCCGGCATGGATGCGTTTGGGATCTCCGCGCGCAATGCGGCGACGGACGCCAAGGAAGCCGCGGCCGAGATCAAGAGCGCGGCCGACACCGCGGCGCTCGGCGACATCTTTACCAAGTCGTTCAACAGCTCGCCGCAGACGCTGCTGCGCAAACAGCAGTCGGGAACGCTGAGCGGCGACGACCTGGCCGCGGCGCAGGAGAACTACTCGAACGCGTTGGCCAACCTGTCGCAGGCCCAGCGCAATGGCACCGCGGTCTCCGGCGCCGGCCTGGCCAGCCTGCAGGCCGAATACAACCAGGCCCGCGCGATCCTCGACCAGATCACCTCGCCCACCGTCGGTGGCAGCACGCGCCAGGTCGGCAACGGCACATCAGCAGGCAATTCGCTGTACGGGCCGAATCGCAATTCGAATCCGACCGTCACGAACGGCACGACAGTGCACAAGGTCCAGATCACCGTACCTGGCAGCGCAACCGAGACTGTGAACACCAACTCGGCGTCGGACGCAAATGCGTTGATCCGGTCGCTTGAATCCGTCGCCCGCTCTGCGGGCTCGTCAATTCGTCAATAGGCACGCCATGGGCTCCCTCACTTGCGTTTCAACCGTCGTCCAGATCCCCGACGCACTGGCCTGGCCAGACGAGTGGTCGTGGGCCGAGGTGGCCCAGAAGCAGAGCTACGGCATTACCGGCGCGCTCATTGTCGAGTCGGGTCAGAAGAAAGCCGGCCGCTCGATCACGCTGCAGTCTGAGGACGACGCGTCAGCGTGGATCTCGCGCAACGACGTGGGGATCCTGCGTTCGTTTGTCCCGATCGTTGGCTCGGTGATGACGCTGTTCATTCGCGGCCAGTTCTTCCAAGTTGTCTTCGACCACGACGCCGGCGCGATCAGCGCCAAGCCAGTGGTTGATTTTGAAGATCCCACAAGCGACGACTGGTACACGGTCGTGCTCCGCTTCATCGAGGTAAACCCATGAGCATCAGTCCCGACGACATCAAGTTCTTCGGCTCGGAGTACCCCGTCGACGTCGCCTATGGCGGCGGCAAGATGAGCAGCTACATCGTCCAGGATGACCTTGACAACAACGTCTTCCCCAACGTCAGCGACGCCGACCGAGCTGCCGGCCGAGTGCAGCTGCGCAAGATCTTCGCAGCCGTCGTCGCCGAGAACGCGGACCCGCTGCTCGGGGTGCAAATGTGCATCGCGATCGGGCCGACCGACGTCGGCACCGATCTCATCCTGTTCGGCGATGCACCTACCCGCGCCCAGGCCGCGGCGGGCATCGCGAAGTTTCCATACCAGGCCGGGCCGGGCCTGGCTGGCTCCGTGACGCCGCACACGGCGACCAAGCTCTATTTCTCCGGGGTGTCTGCCCCTGACATTGGCGCGCAGGTGCTGCTCTACGCAAACCCGATCTCACCGGGCGCTCCGCACTACACCCCGGACCTTCTGCGCTTCTCGCCCATCGTGATCGGCGTTGAGGAAACCGGCGTTCCGGCCACGCCTTACGACGTTGAATTCGATCGGCCGATCAACGGGGTTGCCATCGACACGTTGCGCAGCATCGGTCCCAGCTCTCTCGCGACGCGCTGCTACGGGGCGACCACGCTTGCATTCGCTGCGTCGCCCGGCGACGTAACCCTCTCAGTGGGCAAAGTCGAGGCACAGCTCGTTCCTGCCCTCGGCACGTACCCCACGTCCGTCAACCTCCTCGATCCGACGGATCTGCGCATGGTCAACGGCAAGGTCCCGATCTTCCGCGCTGGCGAGTCCGCGATCATTCGTGAAGGCGCCACCGACGAGCTGGTCACGGTCGCAAGCGTCCAGTACCCGTCTGGGCTCACCCTCTCGGCTCCGCTGGCAAATGCGTTCTCCTCGGGCGCGACGATCAGCAGCCTTCTCTCGCTTGGCGACATGGCGCCGTCGGTCGGGGGCAATTGGAGCCAGCAGACCTGGACGCGCGTGTTCAGCGACACGATCATCGGCAACCCGATCAGCTCGAACTACAGCCGAGCGGCCGGCGCCATCACGATCGACAACCTGGGCGGTGCGACGGAGCGGTGGGCCGTCGTCTTCACGTCGACGACGGCCTTCAAGCTCGTCGGCGAGTCGATCGGCGAGATCGCTGTAGGCAACATCGCAGACGATTTCCTTCCGACGAACCCGATCACCGGCGCCCCGTATTTCACGATCACGGCCGCTGGGTGGGGCACAGGCTGGGCCAACGGGAACGTTCTGCGGTTCAACACCATCGGCTCCCGCGCGGGCTTCTGGATGGGACGCACGGTGTCGCCAAGTGCACCAGGTGGTGACGACTCGGGCGTCATCGAGCTCCGCGGGAGCCTCTGAGCCATGTCAGGCATTGCGGTCGCGTTCAGCCTCCCATGGACGCAGGCCGTCACGATCTCCGCAGCCGTTCAGCTGCCGTGGGGTTTCGGCGAGGCGATTGTCAGCCGCGGTGGGCCGTTCACGCCCATCGATCCCCCGGACGGATCGACCCCGACCGGGCCTGGATCGCTCGATGCGACGTACGTGCTACCGGCGCAGTACTACTACTCGGCGGTGCACGAGTTCGCCGTCACCGACACGCGCGACAGCAGCGCCATCGAGTTGCTCTCGTTCTCGATCGATGCCGACGACGGCTCCGCGGTGTGGACGCTGAACGCCTCGGCGCCTGCGTCGCTGTTCGCGACTTTGGATCCCGCCGATTTGCCGGTGTGGAGCGTGTCCATCGACGGGATCGAATGGCTGTTCATCATCGAAGGCGTTCAACGCACGCGCCAGTTCCCTTCCGCAACGCTGAACATCACCGGCCGCAGCATCACCATTGCGGCCGGCACGCCATATGAGTTCTCACAGAACTGGATCAACGAAGGTCCGGCGAGCGCCGCGCAGCTCATCGACCAGGCGCAGATCTACACCGGGATGGAGGTGCTGTGGTTCCTGGAAGACTGGCTCATTCCCGACAAGGTGTGGACGTTCGCTGGCACGCCGCTCGAGGTCGCTCAGCGCGTCGCATCAAGCGTCGACGCCACGGTCACCAGCGATCGCGCGCTGAATCGAATCTACGTGCGGCCGCGCTATCCGTACCTGCCGAACGAATGGCCTGTCGTGGCGCCCGATGTCGAGATCCACATCGACGCCGCGATGGTCGACAGCTACGAGCGCAACGACCAACCGGCCTACAACGCGATTTATGTCAGCGGCCAGCAGCAGGGCGCGCTTTGCTATGTGCACGTGGCGGGCACCACAGGCGACAAGATTGCGCCGCTGGTAACGGACCTGCTGCTCACCGAGCCGCCAGCGTGTGCACAACGAGGCATCGCCGAGCTCGGCAAGGGCGGGCCTGGCGCCGTCGTGAGGATGACGTTGCCGATCCTCGTCGGCGGCGCGCTTCCAGGGGTGCTGAACGTGGGGCAACTGTGCCGCATCGTCGACGACACCTTCGAGACGTGGTACGGCATCGTGCGTGCTGTGCGCGTCGAAGTCGCGTTCCCCAGCGCGACGCAAAGCATCACGCTCGAGCGTCGCGCCGGGCTCGAAGGAACGGTGATCACATGAGCAGCCTGGTCAACCTCTTCGAGCGGCTGCGCGCCCTGGTGCCGCTCCCGCAGATCTACGTGGGCACCGTGGTCGAGATCCACGACGACGACACCAGCACTGTCGAGATCCCGGGCCCGCCGGTCGTGGGCTACGCCGGCGCCGTGGCTGTCGGCTCGTTGCTGCGTCCGCGGGGCACCAGCGTGCCGGTGGGCAAGCGCGCGTTCGTGCGCGCCGGTGTGATCGAGACCCAAGCGCCAGACGGCGACACCGTCGACGTGGAGATCGGCCGCGTGATCTTGCCTCCTCCGCCACCTCCGCCCCCGCCACCTCCGCCTCCCCCTGCACCATCAGGGCCGATCGCGTTCGTTCGGTACACCGCGCTCGAAGATGGGACTTCGGTGGCCTTCCCCTCGGGCATTGGAGACACGAGCGAGATCTTCACCACCGCGAAGGTCGGCGGCACACCGGGCATTATCTATTTCTCCTTTGCAGGAACGGACTCCGGCAATTGGAATGTGTTCGCCGGCCAAGTAACCGCTGATGGCCTCGACGAAGGCACAACTCGCACGTTCACCGTCGACCCGACATTTTCGGTGTTGCACGACTTCGACACCATCTATATGCGAACCAACAGTGGCGGGGGTCCGTACGTCCTCAGCGGCGGCTCGCTGAAGATCGAGTTCCTCAACTCATCGGGTGCGGTGCTTCTCACGGGGACCATCAACACCTCGGAGCCCTTGGGCTACACGTTCACCTGAATCTCGGACATGGCCTCCCCATCACAGCCCGCTTCGGCGGGCTTTTTCACGCCTGCATGTTTAACGATCTCGAAAGGACCATGATGAAAACGTTCGTTCTCTCAGCACTCTCGCTCGCGTGCTGCGCCGCCCTCGCCGACAGCACCGTCACGACGCCTCCCGGGCCCGGCAGCGTCACGCTCAAGCGTGGCTCGCTGAACGTTGACACGACGCTCACCAGCACCACGCAATGTCAGCCGCGCGCGCTGACGGAGGCGGAGCGGTTGAACAAGGACACGAAGTACGTCGTGAGGCAGAAGTACTACTGCAACACCTCGGCCGGCTTTGAAGTCACGTCCACGCCGCCAGCGCCCGTTGTCGTTCCGCCGAAGCCGACGGACGCTGCTCTCTACAAGCAGACGGTGCAGTGTGCGCAGCCGCTGGTCGGTAGCTTCGACCAGGTGCGCGACTTCACGCTGATCAGCAACCAGTGGACGCCGACACCGTGGCTCCCGGGGACCGCACCCGACGGCGTGTGTAAGCAGGCTGCAACGTCGCTGTTGCCGGTGATCGATCTCTCGAAGATTCCCATGGCTGCGTCGGGCTGGAGCGGGCCGCGCCTGCAGGCGACGTCGATGACGATCAACCCCTCCGACGTGGGCGCATTCAGGCTCGGCTGTTTCTATTCGCACATGTCGTTCAACGACCCGATCGTGTACCCGAAGCAGGCGGGCAAGTCGCATCTGCATGTGTTCTTCGGCAACACCGGCACGGACGCGAACTCGACGGCCGACACGATCGCGAACTCGGGCAACTCCACGTGCTCGGGCGGCACACTGAACCGCACGTCGTACTGGGCGCCGGCGATGATCGACACGACCGACGGATCGCCGGTGACACCGTCGGCGCTGCTGGTCTACTACAAAACCGGCTACGGCGGCGTTAAGCCAGCGGACGTGCGGGCGGTGCCGACGGGCCTGCGCATGATCAGCGGGCTCGCCGCTGGCAACCCGACGAGCCCGAGCGGGGCAGGGCGCTATGCGTGCGTCGGGGGTGACAAGGGCGTCGGCTGGCAGGCAACCATCCCGAGCACCTGCTACCAGAACAACTCGCTGATCATGGAGGTCTCGTTCCCGCAGTGCTGGGACGGGATCAACCTCGATTCGCCCGACCACAAGTCGCACATGGCCGAGACAACCGGCAGCGGGTGCCCGAAGACGCACCCCGTCGCGCTGCCGGCGATCGCCTACGAGATCTACTACGACCTGTCGAAGGTGAACCTGGCCAACATGGCCAAGTGGCGGCTCGCCTCCGACAACTACGCGGTCACCGCTCCCGGCGGCTATAGCTCGCATGGCGACTACCTGATGGGCTGGGACCCGGCCACGATGGCCAAGATCATCAAGAACTGTGACAACCCTTCGATGGATTGCCACGCGAACCTGCTGGGCGACGGCACCTGGCTCTACTGAGGAGCACACCATGCAAGAACTTCCGCCCGAGATGATGAAGGCGGTGCCGGGAGCTGCTGGCTCCCTGGTGTCGCTGCTGTTCATGAAAGAAGCCTGGCCACGTCGCGTGGCCATGTTCCTGGCCGGCTCGGCGCTGTCGTACTACGGCACGCCGTGGGTGCGCCGCCTCGTCGACCTGGACGCAGGCTTCGCGGGGTTCCTGCTCGGCATGCTCGGAATGATCGTTGTCTCCGGCCTGGTCAAGGCCTGGGAAGGCATCGGCTTGACCGAGATGCTGCGCGACCTGGTGCGGCAGCTGCTACGCCTACCGCCTGTGCAACCTCAGCCGCCGAAGGAGCAATGACCATGTTGTCTTTCATCAGCATCATCTCGCTCGCGATCGTCGTCGCGATCTGCGCTCTCGGTCTTTACCACCGAGCTTTCAACGACAACCTGCTTCAGTGCCTGGGCATGAGCGGCCTGGTGCTCTTCTGCATCAGCAGGATTCGCTGGATCTGGGCCTTCGGCGTCGATGACCCGAGCTGGACGGGCCTTCACGCGAGCATCGCGCTCTATGCGATCGGTACGCTGGTCAAGGTCACGATCAGTCATGGTCGAGCGCAGGGCTGGTCTTTCATCGCCAAGTTCGACGAGAAGCTGCAGGCGCGCAAGACCGGCGCCGGCGACTTCGACAGCAAACCGCATCACTGGTGGGCGCCATGATGACCGCCGACCAGCTCAAGGCCTGCACGGGCTCGACCCTGCAGAAGGCGCAGCTGTGGCTCGATCCGTTGACCGCCGCGATGGATCTGTTCGGCATCACGACGCCGGCGCGCCAGGCGGCCTTCCTTGCCAACGTCGGGCACGAGTCGGGGCGCCTGGTCTACACGCGTGAGATCTGGGGCCCGAACGCGGCGCAGCTGGGCTACGAAGGTCGCAAGGATCTCGGGAACCTGCGTCCCGGTGATGGCCGGCGCTTCATGGGCCGCGGGCCCATCCAGATCACGGGGCGAGCGAACTACATCGCCACTCGCAACGACCTGGCGAACTACCTCCCCAGCGTGCCCGACTTCGAGCAGTCGCCCGAGCTGCTCGAGCTGCCGCGTTGGGGCGCTTATGCCGCTGGCCTCTTCTGGCACACGCACGGCATCGACCAATACGCCGACGCCGGCGACTTCGACGGTGTGTGCGACAGCATCAACCGCGGCCACAAGACGCAGCGCGAGGGCGACTCGAACGGCTACGCCGAGCGCGTGATTCTGTGGAATGCCGCGAAGGTCGCGCTGGGGATCTCGCCGTGAGCCCACTCTCGCTCATCCCGACCAGCTGGCTCCTGCCACTCGCGGCCGCGGCCGGCGCCGCGCTGATCGCCGCAGCAGGCGTGCAGACCTGGCGCCTGCACACCGAGCAAGCGGGCAGGGCCGGCGATCGCGCCAGCATGGCCGAAGAGCGCCTGCTGGCCAGCCGTGTCACCCTGCTCGACGAGCAACGCAACCGCGCCGAGGAGCAACGCCGGCGCGACGAACAACAGGAGAAGATCGATGCTGCCGAGAAAACCGCCGAGCGCGAGCGTGCTGCTCGTGCCACTGCTGACGCTGCTGCTGGTCGGCTGTCCCAGCGCGTCGCTGCCCTTGTCACCGCAGCCCGTGAAGCCGGCAGCAATCCCCAAGCTGTCCAGCCTGGCCAGGCAGCCAGCGACCCCACCGGAGTGCTCGTCGACGTGCTCGGACGGTGCGTCCAGAGAGTTCGACTCCTGGCTTCCGTCGCCGACGAGCGCGGCAACGCCGGCAAGCTCTGCGAGCAGTCCTACGACGCGCTGACCGAGCACCCATGATGCGCCGACGCCCGCTCCGGCTTGCGAAATCGAGCTGGAGCGTGCAAACGGCGGCGCGGCAAGGGCTGAGTAGCGCAGCGCTGGGATAGCGCGCCTACGGCTCTTTGCCTGCGACCACCTTGCACCACCAGGTCTGCGGAGGCTGAAAGCTCGAGGCGGGAGGCGGGGAAAGAAGTATCTCGGTGCCGACCACCAGTATGTCAGCGCCCTGAATCGTCTTCACCGTGACGCGAACGAGCGGGGGCAGCAGATCCTCCCGCCGTCCAGGTTGCGTCAACGTTGCCGTCACCTCCGACACTACGCTGCCGTTCCCGTGCGACCTGCGTTCGGTCGTGACCATGAGATCTCCGCGGATCTTCTCCGCGGTGCGCACCTGCTCGGTCGTCAGCTTGGTTCCCCTGTCCCTCAGGCGGATCACGTCGACGAGCATCAGGGCTTCTCCTGCTTCCGCAACCAGTCGCGCGCCACCCTTTCGGGCTTGTCGTCGGGGCGGGAGACCCACTCGGAGAGTGCGACCTGGCGCGCCACCTTCTTGGGACGGCCGGCGGCGATGAGCACCTCCGCAAAGGCCATGGTCCAGTCGTCTCGCGGCATCGGATCTGCCATGGGCTCAGCCCCCTTTCGAGCGCGATGGTAGCGCCGGCGGGGGTGCGTGACTTCTGCGTGAGTCCTGCTCGCGCTTCCCAGCATCGATCAGAACGAAAGCGGTGTGTGGGCGCCGCTAGGTCGTTGATTTGCAGTTGTCGTTAGCGGTCCTGTTGGGCTACGAACCAAGGGGTCGTGGGTTCGATTCCTGCCAGCCGCACCAGAAAAACTACAAACGAATCAACGGCTTAGAGATTTTGGTCTCTAGGCCGTTTTTTCTTTTCGGGGAGATTTGGGGGACTTTTGGGGGACTTTTGAATCCCCGCCTTTCCTCCTGCTCCCTGCGCAGTGTCAACAGGCTCTTGTTCCATCGCCCGTTGTCCTCCTTCACCTTCTCCAGCGCTGCGTGCAACTCGACGATCTGCGCCACGCTGTAGTGGTGCGTCATCGACGGCGAGCTGTGCCACAGGATGTCGGCCCGCGTGCTCTCCGGCACACCCGCTTCCCGCAGCCGCATGCCCACGGTGTGTCGCAAGTCGTGCACGTGAAGGTCGCCGAGGTCGGCTTCCCTTCGCGCCCGCTGCCACGCGGTGTTGTTCATCATCTCGATGGGCCTGTACGGCATCTGCGGCGCCTCGTCCAGGTTCTTCACGCGCTCTCGCCGGTACACGAACACGAACTCGTCGTGCATGCCGCGTACCTCCTCGATGATGGACTGCGCAACGCTGTTGCACACCACCACCCTCGATCGCCTTCTGCCCTTCACGTGCTCCCTGGGCACCTCGAAAACCGAGATGCCCAGTTCCGGAATGCCGATCTCCCAAGCCCACCTGAGATTGCACACCACGTCGTCGCGCACGCCGGTGTTCAGGACGAACAACGCCATGCGCGAAAGATGTTGCGGCAACCTGGGCAACAGCGCTCGCTGATCGGCCCAGGAGATGGGCCCCGGCTCGCGTTGATGACCCACCAGCGGCAGCATCGTGATCATCGGCGTGCGCTCCAGCCAGGTGTGACCGTTCTCGTCCCGCCAGGCGCTGGCCGCCAGATTCAGGATCCGGCGCACGATGCCCAGGGCCAGGTTGACGGTCTTGTGTGCACGACCTTGCGCCAGACGCTTTGAGACATAGGGCGCCAGGCTCGCGTCGTGCACCTGAGGCAGCAGCAGCGCTCCGATGTACGGCATCACGCTTCGCAGCAAATACGCTTCAGTGACGATCGATGTCTTGGACTGGTTCAGTCGCAGGTAGTGGGCGGCCGCCTCATCGAAGGTTCGCTTCGGTTTCTCGCCGTGGATGACCACGACGCGCAGCGCCTCGAGCTGCCTGATCAACCAATGCTGCGCCTCTTCAGAACTTGCGAAACCGCGCTTGCGAAGTCGAGTGTCTTTCCACCACTTGTCGACCTGCCAGGTTCCATCGCTTTCGGGGTAGATGCCCCGTGTTGAGTGGCCCAT